ATCAACATGCTTACTCAAGAGGCTAACGAGCCTATGGGTACTGGAACTGTAGGACAACCCGATAAGGGAGGCCCGGAAACAGCTACAGAACGAGCCATAGACCAACAACTTAATGATATGGCTCAATCCTTACAATCTAAGGTCATGCAATTCGGAGAACAAGAGTTTTGGAGTCATTGGTTCCACCGCTATGCACGCTTCGGGGCAAGCCTAGGAAGTAAGATGGCTAACATCGTAGGAGTTAAAGGAGTTGATTCAACCGAAGTAGAACTAAAGAACTTCTCAACTACATTCCCACCAGGAGTGTTCGTATTCTCAGCTAAAGAGGCAGAGTTTAAGGATTTAGTCCTTAGAAGAGATTTAATGACCTTATATCCTCAACTACAGCAGACACTAGACCCAGACGGCATGAGAAACTTCAATAAGCACGTATTCTTCCCTAAGTTCCTACATGACCCATCGTTAATAGACGTTATGTTCCCTCAATCCTTAGAAGAAATCAAATCAGAGGATGAAAACGCTCAGTTAATAGCTAACGACCTACCCGAAGTGTTAGAAACAGACAATCACGCTACGCATATCTACTCACACATGATGGTACAGCCTAAAACATGGGCTACATGGTTCCATATCAAGAATCACCAAGACAAACTAGCCGAACAGCAAGCGATGGAAATGCAACAGGCCCAAATGCAAGCTCAAACAGCTCAAACAGCTCAACCAGGAGGGTCTCCGCAGGTCGGTGCAGAGAAATCAAACCCCCTAGAGGCAGCATCCCCTTTGAAAACAGAGATGCAATCAACAAATCAACAAGTAAACAATAAAAACAATGTCTAATAACGCCCCAGCCCTACCAAGGGACAAGAATGGAACTCCATTACAAGAGTCTCCGCCAGCTATGAAAGCTAAAACACAGACTGCAAGCGAAAACGCTACAGTCTCTGCAATACTTGATATCGGACATGACACCACAGCTATAGATGTTACAGCAGTAGACAAAACAGCCTTTGTAAGATGGATAGCTGCTACAGGCGCAGCCGCAGGAGTAACAAGTGTTATAGCAATAGCAGGAGCAACATCTAACTATGATGTAACAATCCCAGCAGGAACAGTTAGAAGGCTAGTAGTACCGATAGAATCGCCAGGAACAGCTCACGCCAGTGTTCAAGGAGTGAACCGAGCCGAAGGATTGTATTCCAGATTAGCTTATAAGTCAGCAGGTATTTCAAGCGTATTAACCACAGAATATTAAAGTCGAATTAGTAAATTAAACAAATAAAAATATGCCTACAAAGAAAATAGAGAAAGAAGTAGAAGCTCCAGTAGCAGTAGAAGCAGTTAAACCATTACCTATCTCAGCAGAGTTTCACAGAGAAGACATGAATCTATTGAAGGACACAGTAAACGCTCTAATCGAGTACATCAAATAAGTCGAATAATTAACCACTAAAAAAACATGGCAATAAGATTACCATACAAAACAATCATCGAATCCACCGATACAGGAGACCTAGGAGGTTCATCTGTTTCAGGTGTTGTGGCTACAGAGTTCGATATTCCGCAGGATTGTGATGGCGTTGTAGTTAAGTTCACAGCCAGCGTAGCTGGTGCAGGAATGTCTGCAACTCTACAGACTACAGATGACGCTGGAACAACTTGGTACGACATCGTACAGAGTAGTGTTGTTTCAGCAGCCGGAAACGATACAGCAGAATGGCTTACAGGTTCAACAATAGTAGATTCAAAAGCCGTTGGAGCTGCTACGGCATTAGCAGGAACTACAGGTCTACCAATCCTAGGTAAGAGAGGAAGGGTTGTACTAGAGCATGCAGGAGACACTACAGTGAACGACCTAGCTAAAATCGTAGTAAGTACAGGACACCAATCAGCAACAGCGTAATGAACAACTCTCAGATGCCTACAACTGAACAACCGAAAGAAGACAATCGCTACAAAGAGCGAGAGGCTGAACTGGTTAAGTTAGTTGAGGCTATAGGAGAGATTGAGAAGAACGAGTACTGGAAAGTACTTAAAGCCGAGGTGTTCAACCCTCTTGTCGCAACGCTAGACAAAGCTATAACTAGAGAAGCCCGAAAGAAAGAGATAGACACAAAGACTCTATATAGCTTAGGAGGACAACTAAAATCGGCAGAGAAGTTCGCTGACCTTAACAAGTTGGCATTAGTACTAAACGAAGAATTAAAGAACATTAAACAACATGGAAAATAAAACTCCGGCCACGGTGGGCCAATCAGCTCCAGTACCCGCTCCCCAGAGACCTAAAGTTACGATTGAACGCCAAGGAGGAACAGCATCTCCACAAACATGGAGATTACCACAAGTTAGGGGAGGAATATGTGAGTATTGTGGGGTGATGGATAAAAACTTACCATCATCAGAACAATACAAGATATGCCCTCACTTCAGAGAGTTTGGACAACTTAGATGTTCATACTGTCCTGAGAACAAAGACCCGAATGATATAGTGACTCATTCTACTCTTAACGTAGCAGGACATCCTGAGAACCCTGGCAAGGCAGTGGTATGGTGTGACAGCTTTGAATGCTCTCAAGCGCACGAGAGACGTTTCAAGACCACCAACTCGTAATGATAGAGTAATCAACTATCAATTACTGTAATAGGATTAAACGTATACGGGGTTCGTCTCCTGATAATACTGTAAAATTATGACTGAAGAACAAAATATAGAGGCGGTTCAAGAAGAGCCAGTGGTTGAAAAAGCCGTTGAGACTCCTGAGCCACCTAAGAGTAATAAGATTAACGAAAGATTCAATGAACTCTCTGGAAAGATTAAACTGACAGAGCAAGAGCGAGATGAGCTTAAAGAGTCAAACGAAAGTACGACTCAAGAGCGAGACTTCTATAAAGGTTTTTCCGAAGTATCTAGCAAGTATCCAAAGGCGAACAAGTACCAAGAGCAAATTCTTGAGAAAGTTAAGGCAGGATACACGGTAGATGACGCAGCGGTTTCAGTCCTCAACTCTGAGGGCGAGCTTCTTCCTCAGACAGAGGACAAAGAAATCGTAGTGGGTGGGTCAGCAACAGTTCAACCTTCGGATAATCCGAAGAAACCTAGTGAAATGACCCAAGCAGAGAAACTAGAAGGCCTGCAAAACATCACGATAGATGACTTAAAGGCTATCGCTCAGAAAACAGATTAAGCGGGATAGAGAGTCAAATTAAATGCCAACAACATCAAGAGGTTCTGGATGGGGTGGAGCTAGTAAAAATACCTCCGAACTCTTAATTTCTTACATCAATGAAGAGATTAAGGTCCTCGAACCAGAACTACAGTACGCCCGATTGGGCCTACGAAGAGACGCTCCAATGGGATACGATAGAATTATGTTCTATCAGACCACTCAACTTCCAGTGAAGATTAACACTTCAATAGAAGGTGATGCTGGTGGTTCTGTATGGGGTGCAGGTGCATCAGTAATCGGAGACGAGTCGGTAGCCCCAGGGTTCCCAACATCATCTTCATACGGTGTAGCAGCAATCACAGAAGGAACTAACCCGACTGCTATCGCTTGGGGTTCAACATCATACAGCTCCCCAGCTTACCAGTTCGGAATCCTAGTAACAGTTACAGACCTATTAGTACGAAACTCAGCCATTGAAGTGGTTCAGTCAGCTACTCGACAGGTACGTAACTCACTAGCAAGGATGGTTGACACAGTTATCCAGACAGTAGTAAACGCTGGTTCTAACGGAGTGATTTACTCTGGTAACAGAACATCACGAACAACTGTCGCCGCTGGAGATACTATCGCACAGTCAGACATGGTGAAAGCCGTTAAGTACCTACGCTCCTCAAATGCCGCAGGATTGCGACCATTTGAAGGACAGTACTACGCAGCTGTTATCCACCCACAGGTTGCAGGAGACTTAATGAGTACTACTGCTACAGGTGCTTGGGTAGATGTCGGACGATACACATCCGTTAACGACTTACGAGAAGGTAAGATGGGAGACTTCAGAGGAGTTCGATACCTAGAAAGCGCATGGCAGAACTACTTTAACTCTACCGTTGACGTATTCCCTACAACTGTTATAGGTGAGGAATCATTTGGTTGGGGTTACTTCCAACAGCCACAGGCTTTGATTACAGCCACTCCTGACAGCAACAACGCTCTTAACCTCTACACTTCAATCGGTGGAAAGGTAGCATTGGGTTGTACCAGGTTTGAAGACAGTATCGCAACTCAGAGAATCATCCGAGTTGAATCAGCAATCTCTAACTAGTAGTTTGTTGAGGATGAGAGCCTTTACGGGCTTTCTCCTGAGCAAATTAAACTAAATATATGGCTACAACACTAGATACAGTTCTAACCCACGCAAGGGCGCAAGCCCAAACAGACAATAACGGTCTAACAGACGCTAACGGAATTATCTTCGCTAACGAAGCCTTATTAGACTTTCACCGTAAGTTAATAGCCAAAGGAGTAGACGCTTCAGGACTTCAAGAATCCTACACAGACGCAACAGCAGGACAAGGAACTTACCTTTACCCTACCGATATGTTTTGGTTAAAGGCTATTGAGTGTAATTATGTAAACGGCAACGAGCAAGATTTCAAGCAAGCTCAACAGATGGACGTATCCAACCCTCATTACAGGGAATCGTTCTCGTATGTACGTAAGAATAATGACCGCAACTCACCTTTATTTGACGACAGAGGGGATGTATATGAGATATTTCCTACACCAACATCCAGCGATAGCTTAACTGCGATGATTAAAATCTTCTATTACCTAGAACCTACGCTATACACAGCTACATCAGACACAGTGGCTTATCCATCGAACCTTGATTACACAGCTTTAGGCTGGAGGATAGCTTCTGATTACTTGAACTCGCTAGGAAAGACAAACGAATCTTTAGCCTTTAACGAGAAATACGAAGAGAAAGTAAATGATTTAGTCAGCACTCTTAGTCGAGGGTCGCAACAACCTATCCAGCCGACTGGATTAGGAATTACGGGTTGGGAATTTTAATGTATACTAAAGTAGGAAAACCATCAGTATTAGCCTATACAAGAGTAACTTTTGAAGGCGATAGGACTTATGATGATGTTTCCGTAACATTTGATGACACAGATACTCTATTTGACAGTGTGAACGTAAGTCAGTATACAAATGTAGCCAAACCAACAAGCTCAGTTTATACAAAAGTACCTAAACCAACATAATTTTATGGCATATCCATCAGTAGTAACAACTTTCACAGACCCAAATCCAACTCAGAAACTGAATAGTCCTTCGCATTCCTCTATAGAGGGAGACCAGAACACAGGACTTACCGAGATACAAACCTTTGTAGGTACTTTAAGCTCCGCAGTAGGAACAGTAGTCTATGATGCACGTGCTACAGCCTCAGACGGAGGCGGACACGTCCAAGGAGTAAACAAGGGAGGAACTAACCTTACAGGATACGCAAACGGTGACCTTCTAGTAGCGACTTCAAGCTCAGTTCTTGCTAAAAAGACAGTGGGAGTAGACGGGTTAACTTTAGTAGCTAACAGTTCGGTGGCTGGCGGAATCGAATGGGGAAGTGTAAACAATTTAAAACCTACCTTAAGAGTGGCGGCTGTATCAAGTGTCTGGTCTAAACCGTCAGTTTTAACTTATATAGAAGTCGAGCTAGTAGGAGGTGGTGGCGGTGGTGGTGGTGCTGGAGATTCCGATGATGCTAAGGGAGGAGGCTCTGGGGGCGGCGCAGGAGGATATTCATACTCTATCATCCCAGCTAGTTCATTAGGAGCGACAGTAGCTATAGGGATAGGAGGTGGTGGAGTAGGAGGAGCGGCCAATAGTGGGGCTGGTTCAACCGCAGGAGTTACATCATTCGGAGCTTACTTAACAGCTACAGGAGGGGTAGGCGGAGAGAGCTTTGACGAAGGTGGAGAGTCTGGTGCTGGAGGTATAGGCTCAAGCGGAGATATAAATATTGGAGGTGGTGGTGGAAGCGGAGGTGGTTCTCTATCAGTTCCAGGAGGTTCAGGAGGTTCATCTAAGCTAGGTGGCGGCGGGCAAGGAGTGGCAAACGGAGACCAGCCTGGTGGAGCAGGGCGAGTCTATGGCGGTGGTGGAGGTGGTTCAGGACATGACTCAACACCTACAGGAGCTGGCGGAGCAGGAGCTAATGGCGTAGTAATAATAAGAGAATACGAATAATGCCTACACTAACTATCACAAACTTCGGAGCAAGCCTAACTCGTTATAACGATGGGGATATTAATTCTGGGTTGGCTAAGTACGGGACTACATTCGGAGTAGATGCCTTTACAAGCCCTGGTAATCTAACGTGGATGGAGAACGCAGAGCGTATAGACCCAACAGGCGTTGTGGTTACCGATTTAATCGTGGCTGGTAAGGAACGAGTAGAATCAGGGATATCTTATGTATATGCGATAGGACACTTAGGAAGACTTTATAAAATACAAGTAAATGACCCGTCTACTAAGAACCCAGACTACGATACGCCAGTACTTTTAGCGACTTTAACAGCAGACTCACCAACATTTACTCGTGGCGGTTCAATAGATTTCTACGGAGCTACTGAACGTATTTATGTTGGTTCAGATGTAGGAGTGACTCAGATAGACTTTGACGGCACCGGAGAGGTTATGGTGGGAACTTCCGCTACTTACGAGCAAGACGTACCTAGACCACTAATCCAGTTTGTAGGTAATCTGTACTTCGGGAACGGCTCGAACATAGGCAAAATAGATTCTACTCTTGCAGTCACAGACTACACAGAGTTAGAGCCTGGCTTCCCAGACGATACTCAGGTAAGAGATATAGACGTTTCAACAGATGGAAACTACTTGCACATAGTCGTTTCTCGGCTTGCGTTACCAGACATTACATCAACGACTCAAGACACTACGTTACTTTCCAACGCAGAGTCTTATATATTCAAATGGAATGGGACGGATGACGGATACACTGCCTTTGATACGTTCCCGTCATTCTCGTTGAATGCTAATGTTATCGGAGGGCAACGGCAGTTTACGTTTGGATATGACATATCAGGAGCGACAGTATTCGACCCAACTAATAAGATTCTATCTCCCGTTCTTTCACAAGCTCCGCTACCAAACGCAGCAAATATGAACGCTAATATAGTCGGTTGGTGTGTACCAGAGTTCGCAGCAGGAGTCACTAAAGCGTCTATGTTCCTTTACGGGCCATTAGACAACGAATATCCTAGTTATAGCTGGTATAGACAACTTAAAATGACGGCTTCAGACACAGAGACAGACGTGATTCGAGTACCTTATCAGGCTATCGTCTCTAATTTTTATATTGCAGGAGCTTCTAATGGATACACAGGAGGAGTAGTCGGAAACGGCAAGCAGTACTTCTCGACTTTAGAAACTTCCTCAGCCCCAACTACCGATTACAAGCTATATAAGTTCTTCGGTGTACCAAGCACGACAGGAACTTCACAAGCAGGCGTGTATGAGACTCAGAACCAACTATTTTCTAAAAAACAGACTATTAAAGAAGTTAGGTTATACGTAGAGCCATTAGTAGCCAATAACGAGTTCGATGTTGAGCTTATAGGCTCTAGCGGAAGTCCAATAACTAACTCTAAACAGACATTTAAAGTAGGAACTAATGCCACGATAGGAGATGATTACATGGCTTATAACCCAGCGATAGAGAATACTTACGTAGTAGGATTAAGAATCACCAATGTAGGGTCGGCTAATTGGACATTAACTAAAGCAGAAATAGACCACGAAAATGCCGGAAAATAATCAAGAAGAATTGAAAAAGATGGTCCAAACTGAAGTGCAAAGTCAGCTATCTTTTACATCTCGTAAACTAGCCGATACCCCTACAGACGACTTACAGGTAGTTAATAGAAAATACACTAACTTAAACGGCACTACGGCTAATAGACCAACTAATAACACCCCAGGACAATTTTACTTCGACAACACAATAGGCCGACCAATTTATTATAATCCTAATAGCTCTGTATTCGTGGACGGGGCAGGAAGTGTAAGCTAAAAATATGGCATTATCATCATCACAACAAAGTTCATTAAGTAAAATACAGGCTAGTAGCAAAGCATTCAGCGCAAGCAAGTCGTCTAATAACTTAGACCTTAGACGAGCTACTGGCGACCCAGCCGATATAGCTGCAAATCAAGCGTCTAAAAAGGCTTCAAGAGCTACTGATGCAGCTTTAGGGGTGACTCAAGTACCTACAGGAATCCAAACTCCTGACGCTCCAGAAGCAGCTCAGGTAGGAGATGTAAGCGGAGGTGAACTTCAAACACCTACTCAACCAGGAACACCAACTCAAGGCTTAACTCCACAGCAACTTAGTGATTTACAAATAATAGGCGCAGGAACTCCAGCCCTAGCAGGACAAACCCAAGATATTCAACAAGCAGATAGCCAGTATAAACAGGCTTTAGAGGCAACTAAGGGGAGGGCAATTGAAGAAGCTAGTGGGCCAGCGATGAAGAGAGTCAATGATACTATGGCTGGGTTGCCACAGGAGCAAGAGACTACCACTCCTACTGTAGACGAGTTCCATGCTACAAACCCAGGATTTAATCAATCAGTGCAGGATGTTCAAAACTATCTTTCCCCTCCAGCTGCTACTGAAAGATTACAAGCACAGATGGATAACTTAGTCTCAGACAAGAGAGAACTGGCTGGTATGCGGTTTGAGTTAATGGATGTTAATAGGATAATGGCAGGTTCAGACGCAGAGATTAGAGAAGAAGTTACTAAGGCAGGAGGATTCGCTACTGAGAGCCAAGTTCGAGCATTAACTATCGGTAGGAACAAAACTTTGCTAGAACAGGCATCTTTCTTACAGAATCAGATTAACTATCAGCAAGAACTTATAAATACTGATGTGACGATGCTCAATTTTGAAAAAGATATGGCTAATAATCAGTTTAATCAGAGACTAAGTATTCTCCAGTATAAGCAACAAAACGACCAGTTCATCCACAACGCTAACAGAAACGCAGTCAAGGATACTCTTGATTTGATGGGTGCTGACGGAGCATGGCAAACTATGAGAGACGACCCAGAGAGAGTTAGGGGATTTGAACAGAGCATCGGAATGCCGGCTGGTGGATTAGAGATAGCAGCTTCACAACAATTACAAGAGAAAAAAGAGATTAAACAGAGGCAATATGCAGCAGACAGAAGCCGTGCGCTCTCAGACCAAGGAGCTATGTTAAGCAACCGAGGTAAACTGCTCGAATTGGCTAAGGAGGGAGATATGAGTGCTATCAGTGAGCTAGGCTTTGACCCCAGCTTCTCACCTGAGAAGATAGAGGAGGCTGTGCAACACAAACAAGCGTTAGAAGAACAAACGATTGGAATAACACAAGATATTGGCTTGATAGATAACCTTCTAGCGAATAAAGATATAATAGAGATGGCAACAGGTGTAGTTAGAGGCCCTATCTGGTCTGGAGGATTCGGTGGTATAGGAAAAATCAACGCTTTCAACGACTTTATAGCTGATAACGCATACCTAATCGAAGGAATGACACTGAACAGAGTATCCGAGCTAGCTAGTCAAGGAGTTAAGTTGAACCCAATCACAGAAGTAGAGCTAGCCGTAATGGGAAGGTCAGCTAGCCCACTTGTCGCTGGTTCTGACAAGACCTTGATAGGCGGTGAGTTAGAGGGATTCAAGATGAGTCCTGAGAAATATGTTCAGACTCTCATGGAGGTCAGAGAAAGCTACGCTAGAGGATTAGATGCCTTAAACGCTGAAATGTCTTTAAGTCCAGAAGAAAGGTTAGAAATTTATAATTACTAATAACTAATATGGCTTTATCAACAGAAGAAAAATCAATAGTCCAAGACTTAATCAGTCAAGGAAAATCACGAGGAGAGATAGCTGGCTATGTTGGTTCACTTAGGAAATTCGGTAACGAACCAGAGGAAGAGGTGGAGACACCAGTAGAACAACCCTCAGCAACAAACCCAACCTAGTAATTCAATCATAAAAGACATTCCTAGCGATATATCAGAACTAGGAACTAGCCTAAAAGAAGTTGGGAGCAAGTTTCAGGAAGGAAAAGCTAGAAGAAAAGGATTAGTAGAATCTGGAGACATAGGCAAGGGAGAGGCGTTCGCAGGTAATGTTATCGGTGGGCTAAGAGCTGGAAGAGATGCCGTTGTAAACACTGCCCTTACAGGAGCTAAACTATTCTCTAGCCCAAGTACTGAGAAAGGAACAGCAGAGTTCGCAGGAGGAGTCTTAGAAGGAGCATCTAAAGCCCCATTAGTGGATAGGACTGTTAAGAATGCTCAGGAATTTGGTAGGCAAGTTGAAAAGAAGAGTCCAGGAGTGGCTGAGAACTTTAGAACTGCAGGAGGAGGATTAGATTTAGCCGCCGATGTCGGTGGACTCGGTACTGGGTCAAGAGCAGCTAAGGCAACAGCGAAAACTGGTGCAGAAACATTAGAGACTGGAGCTAGAGCAGTCGGTGCTAAAGCTAAAACAGGAATTAAAGGAGCAGTCCCAACGATTGAGAGAGTCTCAGCAGGTACTTTGAGCGAACGAGCTTCTGAGGCATTAGTAGATTCTTATACTAAGTCTTTTGTCGGAGGCAATAAAGCCACATTGAATAGATTAGAAAAAGTCGCAAACAAGGCTAGTTTCGCAGATAAAAGAGTCACTGTTAGCGATTTGTTTAAAGACCTTGCTGATAACGGATATGTTCCAGAGTTAAAGGGTGAGCTAGCAGATATGGATGTTATCATAGGTGATTTAGGTAAAAGACAGAAAGAAATCTTTAATAAGTTAATCCCTGTACTAGACAGAGTTCCAAACAATAAAGTAGTAATTAAAGAGCTAGAAGAACAAATCTTAGCAAAGATAACTGCTGATAGTAGGTTCTCACTTGATTTTGAAAAAGCTACAAGAGAAACAGAGAGAACGATGCAATCACTCAAGGCTAAGTACGGCAAGGAGATTACATTGTCCCAACTTGAGTCTGCTAAAGTCCAAGCCGCGAAGAAAAGTAAAGCCTTTAACAGTGAGCTGTTTGAACAAGACGTTTCTAACGTAATTGATAGAACATTTAGAGATACTATTGATAAACGAGTGCCTGGAGGTGTATACGGAGAGTCTAACAAGCGTTGGGGAAACTTACAGCGTATGATAAACACAGCCGAAGCAATAGATAACCAAAAAATAAACATTGGTCCTCTAGGAAGCAAAGTAGGACAGTTAGGAGGTGCATTAGCTCTAGGAGGTGCTGCATTCCCTGTAACTGGTCCTGGTTCGTTAGTAGTCGCTGGAATCGCTGCAACCTACGGAGGTAACCAAGTAGCAAGGTTCTTGAGGTATATAAGATTTAACCCAGCTAAGTTCAAGCGAATCCTATCAGAAATAAAAGGAGACACGGAGTTAATCAATAAGCTAATAAAAACAGCCACAGGAGAAGATAAGCAGTTCTTAGAAGAAACTCTAAAAGGAAAACAGTCTTTTAAAACGGGCGTAACCCCAACAACTAAAAAGATACCGACTGACGTTAATAAGGTTTCAAAAGAAGCGGTAAACTCCATAGAAAATCGTCCTACAGGTGTCAGAGAAAAATCCTTCGGGCAAGTTGCTGAAGAATTTAAAAACGGAACACAACGTCCCGTAGAGGTTAGAAGCTTAGAAGAAGGAGGGTTTGATATAATAGACGGTAGGCACACGTTAGAATACGCTAAGAGAAACAATCTACAAGTAGAGATTAAAGACGTTACAGACCAGTTCTAGCAATGGTCGCTAGCTACAGCAACTAACACCAAACCAATAAAAAATATAAATATCCACATATATGCCTAATAATAACACATTTGTAGACGATGTAAAGGGAAAGCTATCTGCTGACGAAGAAGCAGCATCCTTAGCGTTTGCCACTCAATTAGGAGAACAAATGCTCCCACAAGCCCCAGAAGAGGCTGAAGAAGCACCTGTAGAAGCCCAAAACGCCCCTGTAAGCGAAGAACAGCCAGTAGTTGATGGAGATACTGAAGAAACACCTA